AAAGCAACATGTCTAAGTTAGATGAAGATGGAAAACCTATTTACCGTGATGACGGTAAGGTTCTTAAGGGACCAAATTATGCACCACCAAATTTAGATGATTTAGTTTAATGACAGCAGAATTGATCGCTCGAACAGGCCGAGTACAAAACTGGATGGATAACCCAGAAGGGAGATTGCCTGTAAGCTGCACCGTCTTCGTAGTTGAAGACTCAATGGAAGGAGACAATGGAATCGAAGCGTCTTGGAGATTTGCGAGCCACGCTCTTAGATACGGAGCAGGCGTTGCAATCCACTTATCCAACCTTAGACCTAAAGGAACTGAGAATGGCAAGGGACTTGTTGCGAGTGGTCCAGTATCGTTTGCAAAAATTTACTCAGTATTAAATGAAACACTTAGAAGAGGCGGGGTGTACAAGAACGGTGCTATCGTTGCTCACTGTGATATTGACCATGCCGATATCATTGATTTTATTACTACTCCTAGATCCGAACTCCCTTGGATCAAGCGATGTGTCAACCTTGACAAAGAAAAATGGGACAACACCGATTCACTAACAAAGGATGCTTTAATCTATGGAATCAAATCAGGAGACATCTGGCTCAACAAAATTAAATATGACAGAGAAGGAAAAAGAATCTACGGGAACGTATGTCTTGAGGTTTACCTGCCCTCACGAGGAACATGCTTGCTCGAACATATCAATCTCGGTGCCTGTCGTATCGGCGACATACAGACGGCTCTCACTAAAGGTATGTCCGAATTGTGCCGTCTTCATGGCAGAACAGGTATTGGAGGGTCTGGAGAATATCTTCCCTCATCGACTGACAAGCAGGTCGGACTTGGATTCCTTGGACTCTCGAATCTCCTCAAGCGTGAAGGTATAACGTATGATACATTTGGTAAAGCTTTAGATTCTTATAATGCTGGTTTTTCTGTTGGAGGAAAAGCTGGTATATTGGTGTCTGAGTTAGCCAAAGGTATAGATACAGCTTCTTGTATAGCTAGAGCTAATGATATGGTAAGAGCATTTGCTATTGCTCCTACTGCTTCTTGTTCTTATAGAAGCGAAGACTTAGATGGGTACACATGTACTCCAGAGATCGCACCACCTATTGCAAGAACCGTAGACCGTGACAGCGGTACTTTCGGTGTGCAAAAATATGACTATGGCAATGTAGAGATTGCCAGTGAAGTTGGCTGGGACGCATACAAGCGTGTAGCAGATGGCTTCATGAAACTATTAAATACTACAGGACTTCTTCATGGCTATAGCTTCAACTCTTGGAGTGATGTTATAGAATACGACAATGCGTTCGTGGAAGAGTGGTTGGGTTCACCCCAAACCTCCTTATATTACAGCCTTCAGGTTATGGGAGACGTACAAGATAAGTCTAATGCATATGCTGCATTGGATGAAGATGAAGTCACCGATTACTTAGAGGGTCTTATTAAAGAACCACAATGTGATTGTCAAGAATGAATAACCCTTATGATAAATTATTCTCTCGTAAGAGAAAATGGTCCCCAGTCCAACCTACAGTCGGTAAGCTTAAGGAAGGAGCTGAGGAAACCATTAAACGTGCCCTCGCAATACGTCATATGGAGCTACCAGTTGGTGCCTTCATTACGGAAGGGCTTGAAAAAACTGTTCCCGCTAACGCTAGAGCATTACTAATAGATAATGTTAAAGATGAGGAACGCCATGATCTAGCACTAGGCTACTATGTAGATGCCCTTGGTGCAGATGAACAGGCAGAACTAGAAGCAATGAGGTTAAGAGATGCTTGGATTGCACACCCTGATCATACAATTACCAAAGCTCTTGTGGCTGAAAGAGCAATCTTCTTTGTTCTTCTCCCTTTCTTTAGGTTTAATGGCGATGCTGCTCTTCGTACAGTATCGGCAGATATCTCAAGAGACGAACAGATCCATGTCGGCAGTAATTCTCTTGTATGTGCAGAGCTGGGTCTATCTGCTTCTCCTTCTTTGGATAAACTTAGGAAGGCCACAATTAACTGGATTCTTCAACCTTTAAAAGGTAATGGAACCGACAGATATTTAGACAGAAAATTCTGGGCCGATTCTAGTGATCGCCTAATGTATGAAGGTAAAGCACCAGAACTTTCTGACACCAAGGCAGCTAGGATGCCAGCATTTTTTGAACATGCAAATACAAACCTCCCAAAATACGCTTGAATGGGGACGAATTGAAAGGGTCATAGCTGACCTAGACGAACAGTTTCCTGACGTATTTCCAGACCATAACCTATCTGAGAAAGAAATATCTTTTAGAGCTGGTCAATTATCTATTATTAGATTACTTAAACAACAACTATCCGATTAATATTATGTGCGGTTCACTTATTAGTTCAATCTTTGGCGGGAACAGGTCACAACCTACTCCACCTACTCCAGCTCCACCTACACCACCCCCAGCACCTCAGATGGTTCAACGTGCTCCTGTAGAACCACCTGCAACACCAACTCCTGCTCCACAAGAAGATGAGACTAAGCGTAAAGCTAAGATCACTTCTAAGAAGGTACAGAAGAAGAAGAGATCACAAGGTACTACACAATTAGCCACTAAAAAACCAGAAACAGGTGGTCTTTCAGGTATTAACACACCTCAAGGTGTGAACACTGGAGCAGTATCCCCAAGGGCACCTGGAGATAGAGGATAATGGCACACGCACGGAACGAGTACAATAAATTATCTACTAACCGTGAACAGTTTCTTAATGTTGCTTATGACTGTGCGGAATTAACTATTCCCACATTACTTATGCGAGATGAGAAAACTCCTTACGCTCAGTTCAAGACACCTTGGCAGAGCGTAGGAGCTAAAGGGGTAGTCACACTGAGTTCAAAACTCATGTTAGGATTACTCCCTCCCTCAACAAGTTTCTTTAAACTACAATTAGATGACTCTAAGTTAGGAATAGAGATACCCCCAGAAGCAAAGAGCGAGATGGATCTTAGCTTTGCAAAGATTGAACGTATGATAATGGATAGCATTGCTGCTTCCACTGATAGAGTTCAGATCTTTTCAGCTATTAAACATCTTGTAGTAACAGGTAACTCTCTAGTCTACATGGGTAAAGAAGGTATGAAAGTATATCCTCTTAACCGTTATGTTGTAGATAGAGATGGTAACGGTAATGTTATCAAAGTAATTACTAAAGAAAAGGTTAATAGAGATCAGTTAGGTATGGCTAAAGAGTTAGTCAATGACCCTAACAGAAATGACAGTGACCATGAAAAGGATGTTAATGTTTACACTTGTGTTAAACTAACACCAAAAGGATGGATCTGGTACCAAGAAGTACATGATCAATTAATTCCTGGAAGTGAAGGTAAAGCACCTAAAGATAAAAGTCCTTGGATACCACTACGTTTTGTAACTGTAGATGGTGAGGACTATGGACGTTCAAGAGTTGAAGAGTTTCTTGGTGATCTTAAATCATTAGAAGCATTGATGCAAGCTCTTGTTGAAGGTAGTGCGGCAGCAGCTAAAGTTATTTTCACTGTGTCTCCTAGTTCTATAACTAAGCCACAGTCATTAGCACAAGCTGGTAACGGTGCTATCATACAAGGTAGACCAGATGATGTAGGTGTAGTCCAAGTAGGTAAAACTGCTGACTTCCGTACAGCATTTGAATTAGTCAATGTATTAGAGAAGAGATTGTCAGAGGCTTTCCTCATTCTTAATGTGAGACAGTCAGAAAGAACTACTGCAGAAGAAGTTCGTATGACACAGATGGAACTAGAGCAACAGCTGGGTGGTTTATTCAGTCTGTTAACTACTGAGTTCCTCATACCATATCTAGGAAGGAAGATGCATACTCTACAAAGGAGTAAGCAAATACCTGCTGTCCCTAAGAACCTAGTTAAACCTACTATTGTAGCAGGTATTAATGCATTAGGACGTGGACAAGATAGAGATGCATTAGTTCAGTTTATAACTACTATTGCACAGACTATGGGACCAGAGGCATTGCAAAGATTTGTTAATGCAGATGAAGCTATCAAACGATTGGCTGCAGCTCAAGGTATTGATGTATTGAACCTTGTTAAGAGCATGGAACAGATGCAACAAGAACAACAACAAGCTGAAGCTACACAGATGCAAGCATCCTTAATGGATCAAGCTGGTCAATTTGCAAGTGCTCCTGCAATGGACCCTTCTAAAAACCCTGAAGCTATACCAGCAATGGAAGCAATGGCTGGAGCTATGCAAGGACAACCACCACAACAATAAGCACCTATGGGAGAAACAATTACATACGATGCTGGTACTGATACAGTATCAACAGAAGGTTCACTGACTGCAGACGAGCAAGACTCCCTGCAAGTTGGTGAACAAATGATGGCAGAGCAAGAAGGATTGCTTGCTGGAAAATATAAATCACCAAAAGATTTAGAAAAAGCTTACCTTGAATTACAAAAGAAACAAGGTGAGGAATCTGGTCTAGGTAAATTAGATACAGAAACTACTGAAGAAACTACTGAAGAACAACCTCAGTTTACACAAGAAGATTTCTATACTGAAGATGGTAGTGTCAACTATGAGACTGCTACTGAAGTATATGGAGATCAGGTTACTAAACAGTTCAAAGATAATGGTATAGATCCATTTAAAATGAATGAGTATTTTGTTGAAAACAACGGAACACTCACTGATGAGATGTACACTGATCTTAACAATGCTGGTTTTAATAAAACTATGGTTGACTCATACCTTGAAGGTGTGCGTAACCAAGTAGGTATGGAACAAGCTCAAGTTAACGAAGCTCCTGTGTTATCAGATACAGAGGTAGCAGAAGTACATTCTATAGCTGGTGGTAAGCAAGGTTATGAACAACTAATGGCATGGGCTAGTGATAACATATCGGATGCTGACGCTAAAAACTTTGATGAAGTTGTTGAAACAGGGAACAAAGCCGCAGTTACCTTCGCAGTAAAAGCACTGTTTGGACAATACGAAGATGCAGTTGGACGTGATTCTAACTTGGTAACAGGTAAAGCTGCACCAGCTGATGTCTATAGAAGCATGGCACAGGTTGTTTCAGATATGAATGACCCACGCTATGATAGAGATGAAGCTTATCGTGATGATGTCCAAGCTAAATTACAACGATCTAATCTTAAAGTATAATCATGCCAAAAGGTAAAGGTACTTACGGTACAAAAAAAGGAAGACCACCTAAAAAAGTTATTAAAGGAGGAAAGAAAATTGGTTTATGATCCACTCAGGAAAAGTCACGGAGCTTTTGACAAAGCTGTTAAGGACGCTAAAGGTGACGTACAAAAACTAAAGGATGCAGTAAAACTACATCCAAAAATGAAAGCTTCTAAAAAAGTTAATAGTGTAAATGCATAGTGATACGTGGCGGCCCGAACAGTTCATCGTCACCGCCACTTGTACACTTTTAATTTTACAATGAACGATACAGAAGTTATCGCATTACAACCTCCCATTGAATATACCATGAACGACAACGCAGAACTACAGAATGGACGCTGGGCTATGATCGGTATCATGGCAGCTCTCGGAGCATACGCTACTACTGGTCAAATCATTCCTGGAATCTTTTAAATGAAAAAAATTACACTAGCTCTCGCAGCTTCTTTATTTTCAGCCCCTGTAATGGCTGGTCCATATGTAAATGTGGAATCAAATGCTAATTACACTGGCTCTGATTATGAGTCAAGATCTACAGATCTACACATTGGTTACGAGAACAGTCTCGGTGAGCTTGCTTACTACATTCAAGGTGGTAAGACAATTAATGCTGCTGATGGCGTTGATTCAGAGTCTAATTTCTCTGGTAAGCTTGGTGGCAGTATCTCTGCTACAGATAAACTTGGTGTCTATGGCGAAGTATCTTTCTCACAAGTGGAAGATGCTGACAACACCTACGGTACAAAACTAGGAGCTAAATACTCTTTCTAATTAAATGACTACAGCCACACTAACAAAACCCAACAGTAACTGGGATAGTTTATGTGACTGGGTTACGAGCACAGACAACCGCCTCTACGTGGGGTGGTTTGGTGTGCTTATGATCCCTGCACTATTAACAGCAACTACTGCATTTATAATCGCTTTCATAGCTGCTCCTCCAGTTGACATTGACGGTATCCGTGAACCTGTATCAGGAGCTTTACTCTATGGAAACAACATCATCTCAGGGGCAATCGTCCCATCATCAAACGCAATCGGTCTTCACTTCTACCCAATCTGGGAAGCTGCAACCCTCGACGAGTGGTTGTATAACGGTGGACCATATCAACTCATTGTGTTCCACTTTCTCATTGGTATCTCAGCTTACTTGGGACGACAATGGGAACTTAGTTATAGATTAGGAATGAGGCCGTGGATATGCGTAGCTTATTCCGCACCAGTATCAGCAGCTTTTGCTGTATTCTTAGTTTATCCTTTTGGACAGGGGAGTTTCTCTGATGGTATGCCTCTTGGTATTTCAGGGACTTTCAATTTTATGTTTGTCTTTCAGGCAGAACACAATATCCTTATGCATCCGTTCCATATGCTCGGTGTTGCAGGGGTATTCGGTGGAGCTTTATTCGCTGCTATGCACGGAAGTCTTGTTACTTCCTCACTTATTAGGGAAACAACTGGGCTTACTTCTCAGAACTATGGATATAAATTCGGCCAAGAAGAAGAGACGTATAACATCGTTGCGGCTCATGGGTACTTTGGGAGACTTATCTTCCAATATGCTAGCTTTAACAATAGTCGTAGTTTACATTTTTTCCTTGCTACTTGGCCCGTCGTTTGCATATGGCTTACCGCTATGGGAATCTCCACTATGGCTTTTAATCTCAACGGCTTTAACTTTAACCAGTCAGTCGTTGATGCCAGTGGAAGGACAATCCCTACATGGGCTGATGTCCTCAACCGTGCCAACTTAGGTATGGAAGTAATGCACGAGCGTAATGCTCACAACTTCCCACTTGACCTAGCTGCAAAAGAGATCACACCAATAGCATAACATCACGTCCGTTCATCCATCTTTCATGGACGCATGACAGCCAAGGCATGGAACGGGGTCTTGGTAAATAGGTACTTACAATGACTGTAAAACTTGTTTATCGTGGTGTTTCTTACACTAAAACAACTAAAAACTAATGTCACATCAAAACTCTAAAGGAGCAGTCGCTTCTGTCTATCCTTATGGGATAGTAAAT